ATGGGTGATTTCATCTACTACGACAACGAACCCAACATCGGGATCAACGTGTATTTCGTTTGGGGGCATCGTTTCTTTAAAAACTGGCCTGAGTTTGAGCAATACCTTGCCATTCACTATGGCGCTGACCCATATCAACTGGTTGAAATCACTAACGAAAACTACAACGAATTGCTGTTAAAGGGGGTCTTTCATGCCATGTAAGCACCCTCACCATGACACGGTTCGCCCTGTCAAAGTTGACCACTTGGCTTTTACTTTCGCCTATTCGGACTTGCGCCACTTGGACAAAAGCAACGACCAAGACTTTATCAATCTACAGATGCCCGTTTATCACGAACCAAAGACCCGAACCAAGGAACAAGGCGCGGTGTGCTCTACCTTGGAACAAATCGAGCATCATATGGAAGCGCACCGAAACAAAGTGTCCAAGATGCTCTTTCATCGCTTTGATTTGTTCATGTCCAGAATCATGGGTTTTCGCTTATCGCCTATGCGTGGTCGTGGCCTTCATGGTTACAACGATTCTATGGTCATTCTCGATATGACCGGACAAGTTGAGTGCGGCCTTGTCGGAATCGGCGGAAACAATGGAACCGTTTTTGTCCAAATCAACGGCACGGGTTGCACCAAACTTTTCGACCGTATCGAGGCGAAAAAGCTCTATTGGTGGCTTGCTCAGGTTCTGGGGGTGACTCGTCTCGTTCGTCTTGACTTGGCCGTGGACGATTACACCGGAAACTTCGACGCCAAGTATGCAGAGAAATGTTTTTATGAGGGCGCTTTCAGAACTTCCACACGTGGACAGGGCCCTTCACTTGTTGACCACCGTCGCGTAACCGAAAAGCGTGTTTATCTCGAGGAGGCCACAATTGTTGGCTCTCGCTCTTCTGCTGTTTACTGGCGCATTTACAACAAAAAGCTTGAGCAAAAAATTACTGACCCTGACCTGATTTGGTATCGAAACGAGGTTGAGCTGAAAAAGTGCGACATCGAGCTTTTAGCCGACCCTGCCGCCTCTTTTGCGGGTATCTGCCCTTTCGCGGCCTCTATCGAGTGTACACCTCCGGTTAAGTTCTCTCGCAACAAAAAGGCTCAAGGTCTTGAGTTTATGGCTCGCATCGCATGGGTTCGCCGTCAATGTGGTGTGGCGTTAGCGGAAGTTATCGCCATGACCCAAGGCGACTTGGGCGAAGCATTCGGGATGCTTATCCCTCACAAACATAGACGCCCTGACTTTGAATTGCTCGGCGTTCCTGATTCATACACACAACTGAAAAACACAATATTGGAGTTAAGGTAATGGCTAACATCACTGGCATCGTCATCAAAACATTTCCTAAATCGGGCACCACGATTGCAGAGCTAAACGTTCTGCGTCCTGTTGAAACCGTCAACGTTGAGAAGTTTGCTCAATACGGTTTAGGGCTAAACACGGATATTCCTTTCAACAAGCAGCCGCTGCGTATCGAACCTACTTACGCCAAGCGTTTGATTGAAACACGCGCTTTTGTTCCTAACCGTGAATATGACATTCGCTTTGGTAGTAACCCTGACGACCCATTGGAAGTCGTTGCGGTTGAGCTCATCCCCAAGGATGAGGATTTAAAGAAATACATGGCTGAAACATTGAAGAAGTAGGTCAAGAACATGAGTAATTGCGTAATTGCATACAACGGTTATTTGATGCTTGCGCCTCAAGGCTTTGACTGCACTTACGTGGTTCTCACTCCTTCCGAGCTGGACGAAATACGCAATACCTCGCTTGGCTCGGTAACCATTGACCCTGACATTTACTACCACGTAAGCGGCTATCTCCTATTGTCGTTTCTGTCCGGTCATGTCTTGGGTCGTATCTTAAAAACAATGGGGCGCGCATAGCCCTAAACCCTTAAATCAGTTGGAGATAATCCTATGAAATTTCGTAACATGGCTAAAAAATTTGGTGTTGTAGCAGCTACTGTACTTCCTGCGTCTTTCGCTTTTGCAGACGATCCTATTTCAGACGCAATCAAAGCGGGTGTGACGTCTGGTCAAGGTAACTACACTCTCGTCGTGGTAGGCCTGATTGCAATGGCCGCGCTCGGCTTTGGTCTGCGCATGATTGTTGGCGCAATGAAGTAATTACCCTATGGCTGAACTCCTCACCTCCACCCTGTCCGTGCTCTTTGGCCTTGGCATGGCTGGAGCGTTTATATACGGAGTTTATACGGGTGTGAACGCCTCCTAACGGGGGCGTTTTCCTTTGGGGGTTTCTATGCTGCGCACTCTTACACTGACGAACCTTGCACTATTGCTGTTTCTTACCCTTTTTCTGTTACTTCTTCCGTCCAAGGCCAGCGCTGAGATTGAATGCCAAATCGGTATCTCTTCCGGTTCGGTGAGTTGGTCAGGTGAAACTCTTGGCGATAAGCCTTATACCTGCGTTCGAACTTGTCGTTACAACTTGGCCACCGTCGCTGTCTGCTTTGTGAATAATGGTACTTGTCATGGTGAATTCGTTTCTAATGGCAAACATTGTTTCTTGGATAACGGCCAAATTGATCCGAGTGATGGTTTGCGCTTTGGTGGTAATACCGTTATCCGTGACCCAAGCGCTGACCCTCAAAAACCGTGGGATCCGAATGCTCCCTCTTCTATGCCTGAAAAAGTCATGAATGTTATTCGTGGTATGCCTAGAGATACGACTAGTGGTATCCAACAAGCTCAGGCTTTTAAAGATATCGCATACATTGAAGGCATGGGCGTTATGACGCTTGACGAGCTTCTAATCAAAAATTCTCAGCTACTCGATGTAAACAAGGGCTTTTCTAGTCAAATCAATACGATGACAGGTGCTGTTAATGCTATGCGCAATTTGTCGGACTATATCGAGAAGAATACGTTCCAAACTGCCCAACAGTCGCAAATGGCAAATAACACTCTTGCCAACATACTTAACAAGCTTAGTGATTCAGGCTCTGGTGGCGGCTCTGGCCTTCCTGATTCGCAGCTCAATTCCTTTATGGGTTCCATGTCTACGACTCGTAGCGTTATTAGCGCCAACTCTAATAATATCGTCAGCGCTGTTCGAGACGTTCGTGAAGCGGTTCGTCCTGTTGAGTTCGGAATTAATGCCGTAAATGAAAAGCTTCAACTGGTTAACGAAAACCTCGCAGGTTTAAGTGAGGGCTTGTTTTATACCATGGAAGACAACACGAACAAGATTGTCTCTGCTATTAACGCCAACGGTGGCGGCTCTGGTAACGGTGATTTATCCGGCGTTCAGTCCGGTATCGATTCCATCAAATCGGGCATTGATAACTTAAACGGTCTGCTTGGTGGTAACGGGTTAACTAAACCAGGTATTAGCTCTGGCGTTAACTTTGGTGAGATGCCTCTCTATGGCTCCGATTCTCTCGCGGCCTTAAACACGGAAATCACTGAGTTACAGAAAGAATACTCCGAGAAGATAAAGGACTTTCAAAAGCTCTTTTCCTTTGATGTCTCCAAACTCAACACGGGCGAATACAAAGAGCACTCTCTCTCCTTCCGGTTCGCCAACGGCCAAGAGACCTCTATCAAATCGAGTGTGTTTCCTGCTTTGGTGGCAAACGCTGGTTTAATCTCGTCGGTCATTCTTTTTCTTGCGGCCTTTGCAGGTCTTCGAATTGTCATGGGTGGAGGGGATAAATAATGCAATTCTTACTCGATTTATTAGGTGCGATTGGGAATGCCGGTGATACGGTCGTGGAGTTCTTCAAGTCCATCCCCGACTACTTCGAGCAGTTTGTCATTTGGGGCAATGCTTGGTATGTCAAATTAAAGCTTACTTGGCTCATTCTCTCTTTAGAGCTGGCCTATAAAACGGCGCAATACCTTCTTAATGATATTGGCTTTAACGATATGCTCGCGAGCTTCTTTAATGCCTTGCCCGATGAACTGCGTTATTACGCCTTCTTATTCAAAATCCCTCAAGCCATCGGTATTTACTTTAACTGTATGGCTACGGCTTTCGTTTGGAAAATCACAAGGTTTTAATCATGGCGATATTCATTAGAACGGGCGCGAACGGCTCCTATAAATCTGCTTATGTGGCCTACTTTGTCATTTATGAAGCGCTCAAGGCTGGCCGTGTGGTGGTGACCAATTTGGAAGGTATGCAACCTCTCGATGAAATTAAGCGCCGCTTTGATATGCAGTTCCCTAGCACGGCTCGCCTTATCCGTATTTTCAGCCGAGACAAGAACGGGATAGAACTCTGGCAACACTTCTTTTGCTGGTGTCCGATTGGTGCGCTCATTGTGATTGATGAGTGCCAAGATATTTTCTCTAAGAACATTGGCTTTCGATTTGAGAAAGTCTTTTATCGTCCTTTGGCCGAGTTCCTTCCTAAGCTCCCGCCAGACTATGAGAGTTTCTTTAATTCCCGTTACGTTCCGGCCGATATGTCACAGCTTCAAGCTTGTGAGTCAGATGATAGAGGCGTGGCCGAATACGAT